AATGGTATGAACCATTATTATAGAATGTGGACGGAGGCTGTTGAGGGTCAAAACGGATTTAAGCATATCGAAGCCAATTGGCGTCAAGTGCCAGGTCGTGATCAAGCATGGGCTGACGATCAAAGAAAAATACTCGGGGAAGAAAAGTTTCTTCAAGAAATGGAATGCGAGTTTATGGGTTCCGCTGGCACTCTGTTATCTGCTGCAGCTCTTAAATCTCTTGCATTTGTAAAACCGCAGCATGTCTCTGAAACTGGAATTAAGATATACGGGGCGCCAATTCCAGAGCATTCTTATGCGGTTATTGTCGATACCTCTCGTGGTCGAGGATTAGACTATTCTGCTTGTATAACGATTGATATTACACAAATCCCATACAGGCTCGTGGCGACCTATAAGGATAATAATATAAGTCCATTAGTTTATCCATCAATCATTAAACAGATTGCTGATTATTATAATCAGGCTCAGGTTCTTGTAGAAATTAATGACAATGGACAACAAATTGCTGATTCTCTTTTCGAAGACTATGAGTATGAGAATATTCTCTCTACAGTCGATCTAAAAGGGAAGATTGCCCTTACTTGGGGATATGGAAATAGATCTCAGCGTGGAATACGAACCACAAAGTCTGTTAAGAGACTCGGCTGTTCTATTCTTAAGAATTTAGTTGAAGGACAAAAAATTCTTATTCAAGATTTCGATGTGATCTCAGAACTCTCCACCTTTATTGCAAAGAGTGGCAGTTTTGAGGCTGAAGAAGGAAGTCACGACGACCTTGTAATGTGCCTTGTTTTGTTCTCGTGGATGACAAACCAGCAATTTTTTGCTGATATGACAAACACAAATATAAAGCAGAAACTGCACGAAGATCAATTGAGACAAATTGAAGAAGAGGCATTACCAACCTTCCTTGCAGGGCATGTGGATGTTGATAATCCAGATCGAAGATTTGTCGCCGATGGTGCTCTGTGGGATGTCATTGACCGTTAAAAAACCCAAAATACTAAATAACTCGTAAGTTTCTTTATCTCCAAGACAGGAGCAAAAACATGGCTTTTCAAGTATCTCCAGGCGTGAATGTATCCGAAATTGACGCAACAACAGTTGTCCCATCAGTTTCTACATCCACTGGCGCGATCGCTGGCGCGTTTCAGTGGGGTCCAATTGACCTTCTAAGACAGGTTGGTTCAGAAGATCAACTCGTTGAACTATATGGTAAACCAGATTCAACGACAGCTCTTACCTTCTTTACTGCTGCAAACTTCTTGTCATATAGCAACAGCTTGTTTGTTTCTCGTGCAGACGCCGAAACACTCAATAGTGCTCTTGCTCTTAATGTGGCATCAGGTTCGTTCACATCAAATGTGAAGGTAAGAAGCGAAGATCACTACTTCACCTCTTTCTTCACAGCAGCAAACTCAAATATTCTCTTTGCTGCTCGCTATCCTGGTGCTGTCGGTAACTCTCTAAAGGTTGCTGTTTGCGCTAACGCAAATTCTTCAGCATTCACATCATGGACATATGCACCATACTTCGATGCTGCCCCAGGAACTTCAACCTTTGTTGCTGCAAATCATAAGTCAGACGCAAATGATGAAATGCACATTGCGGTCATCGACGAAGATGGTTTGTTCACTGGAACACCAAACACGGTTATTGAAAGGTTTGCTAATGTCTCTAAGGCAACAAATGCCAAGGGTGAGACAGGTGAGAGTCTTTATTACCGCGATGTCCTTTATATCAACTCTCGTTACATCTATGCAATGGGTCCAAACAACTCAACTTGGGGTGTTGCGGCAAATGCAACTCATGCCTTCGCTGGTGAAAATCTAAACGGTGTCAGCTTCGTTCGTGGTACTGATGCAACACCAACAACTGGTAATGTGCAAACAGCATATGCTCAATTTGCTTCAACAGATAATGTTGATATCAGCCTTGTAATGGCTGGTTCAGCAGATGACACTCTTGCTGCAAATGTTGTTTCCCTAGCAGTTGGTCGTAGAGACTGCGTTGCCTTTGTATCACCAACGCTTGCAAATTGTCAAGCTGTTGATCCAGTAACTTCAATTGTCAACTTCCGTAACAATCTAACTTCAACATCATTCGCTATCATGGATAGCAACTGGAAGTATCAGTACGACAAGTACAACGATCTATATCGTTGGGTTCCATGTAATGGTGACCTTGCTGGTCTCTGCGCTCGTACTGATCAAGATCGTGATCCATGGTTCTCACCAGCTGGATTCAATCGTGGTCAGTTGAAGAATGTCGTAAAACTTGCATTCAATCCAAATCAAGTACAAAGAGACACTCTTTATAAGAATGGCATAAATCCAGTTGTATCTTTCCCAGGAGAAGGCACTGTTCTCTTTGGCGATAAGACACTACAAAGCAAGCCAAGCGCATTCGATCGCATTAATGTTCGTCGTCTCTTTATCGTTCTTGAGAAGGCAATTGCTCGTGCATCACGAGCCAGCCTCTTTGAGTTCAACGACGAATTTACTCGCGCTCAGTTCGTAAATCTTGTTGAACCATTCTTGAGATTAGTGCAGGGTCGTCGTGGCATCTATGACTTCCGTGTTGTTTGCGACGAAACAAACAATACACCAGAAGTTATTGATCGCAACGAATTTATTGGCGATATCTACATCAAGCCAGCCAAGTCAATCAACTTTATCCAGTTGAACTTCGTGGCTGTCCGCACTGGTGTTGCCTTCGATGAAATCGTTGGTCGCTTCTAATAAATAGAGTATAGGCTCAGGAGAAAACAATGCCATTTAATGTAAATCAATTTCGTACTCAGTTAAGTGGAGATGGCGCACGCCCGAATCTATTTGAAGTGCGACTTAATTTCCCAAGTTATGTGACTGGTCGCTCATCTGCGCAATTAAAGTCAACATTCATGGTTAAGACTGCACAGCTTCCAGGATCAACACTAGGTTCGGTTCCAGTAAACTACTTCGGTCGCGAAGTTAAAGTTGCTGGCAATCGCACTTTTGCTGATTGGACAGTAACAGTAATTAACGATGAAGACTTCATTATCCGCAATGCAATGGAAGCATGGGTTCGCGGAATCAACGATAATGTAACAAACCTTCGTGCTGCACTCACGACACAGCAATATGCTGCTGACGCTGAAGTGTTCCAATACTCAAAGGCTGGCGGTTCGCCAATCAAGAAGTATAAGTTCGTTGGTATGTTCCCAGTTGATATTGCTGCAATTGATCTCGATTGGGGTTCAAATGATGCAATCGAAGAATTCTCAGTTACTTTCCAGTACCAGTACTGGGAATCTGCGAATACTACGGTTGGTCGTTCAACAATACCTGGCGGATTATTCGCTTAATTATTGGTTTGAGGGGGGAGTTTATCTCCCCCCTTTCTATATGATGGAGATACAATGGCAATAAATCTATTCGGATTCGAAATCCTACGCAAAAAACCTGAAGTCCAACTTCAGCCTCAAGTTGCAACTCCAGTTAATGATGATGGTGCACTCACTGTCACAGCTGGTGGTTATTTCGGAACCTATCTTGATCTCGAAGCCAGTTTTAAAAACGAAAACGATTTAATTAGTCGTTATCGTGAAATGGCTATGCAGCCAGAACTAGAGGCTGCAATTGACGATGTCGTTAATGAAGCAATTGTGCATGATGTAACTGGCAAATCTGTCACTATTGTGCTCGACGATCTAGAACAACCAGAAAAAATCAAAGATATGATTCGCGAAGAATTCGATAATGTTCTTCGCATGCTTGACTTCTCAAATTCAGGTCAAGACATTTTTCGTCAATGGTATATTGACGGTCGCGTATTCTATCAAGTTTTGATTGACGAAAAGCAACCAAGACTCGGCATTCAAGAATTAGTTTATATCGATCCACGAAAAATTAAGAAAGTTCGTAGTGTCGTTAAAAAGAAAGATTCTAGAACAGGAATTGAAGTTGTACAAGGCGTACAAGAATTCTATGTGTTCAATGAAAAAGCAACCACTCAAGGGCAGAATATGGTTTCGTCAGCAGCCGATGCTGGTGTAAAGATTGCAACTGATGCAATTGTGAATGTCAATTCTGGTCTTATGGATGCCAAGAGACAACTCGTTCTATCGTACCTTCACAAAGCGATAAAGCCCCTCAACCAGCTCCGAATGGTTGAGGACGCTGTTGTTATCTATCGTTTAAGTCGTGCACCAGAAAGAAGAGTGTTCTATATTGATGTGGGTAATATGCCTAAAGTCAAATCAGAACAATATCTTCGCGACATTATGACCAAGTTTAGAAACAAGGTTGTATATGATTCAGCCACTGGCGAAGTCAAAGACGATCGCAAATTTATGTCAATGATGGAAGACTTTTGGATTCCTCGTCGCGGTGAAGGTAAGTCAACAGAAATTACAACTCTTCCAGCAGGTCAAAACCTTGGTGAGTTGTCTGATGTGAAATACTTTGAGCAAAAACTATACAAGTCATTGAATGTTCCTGCATCTCGCTTAGAGTCACAAACTGGATTTACTCTTGGTCGATCAACAGAAATTACAAGAGATGAATTGAAGTTTAGTAAGTTCATTGATCGTATTCGTGCTCGTTTCAGTACTCTGTTTGATGAGTTAATGGAACGACAATTAGCACTCAAGGGCATCTGCTCTGTTGATGAATGGAAAAAACTTAAAGAGACTATTCACTATGACTTCCTTAAAGACAATAACTTTATGGAACTCAAGGAAGCAGAATTGATGACTGCAAGATTGCAAATTATGACACAGATTGATCCATATGTTGGGACATATTTTTCCAAGGCATGGGTCAAGAAGCATGTCTTACATTTTGATGAAGAAGGCATTGAAAGAATGGAGAAAGAGTTGGCAGAGGAACAAGCAATGGAGCCACCAGCTCCAACAATTGCTCCTGGTGTTGAGTCTGCTCCACAAAATACTACTGCTGCGCCACAAGCACAATCAGCAAATGGTATTGACCAAGCATTTAATGCTCAAATTACTAAATAATAATTGGAGATAATTATGGAAACGATCGATTTAGTTAATGCTGCTATTGCTGGTGATCAAGGAGCATTTAAAGCTGCTTTTGATTCTGCAATGGCTGCTCGTGTTACTGATGCATTAGAAGTAAAGAAAGTAGAAATTGCGTCTTCACTATTAACACCAGAAGTAGAAACAAATGAAATTGAAGGAATTGAGACAGAAGTTGACGGAAGCTCCGATGCAGTCGAAGCAGATGTCAGCGCAGCCTCCGCAGAATAAAAATGCTGGCGCTGAATTGCGCCAGAAATTAAATGCTGCCAAATCAACATTGGGAATTAAAGATCTCAATGTTAGCGCAGCTGCATCTGGTCACGAAAAAGTAATGAAGGCTGTTGAAAAAAATCCAAAAGTTCCATTCAATCAAATTTTAAATAAACTATCATCAAACGAAAGAAATAGTTATATTGCTGCAACTTCACAAGTTCCATCTGATGCATTAGGATCAAATGTCCCGATGAATCGTTTTCGCCGTCAGTTGCAAGTATTAAAACCAGCTGCTTCAGCCAAAAAATCATTGATGAATTCATTTGATGTTTTTGACAAAGAACAAATTTGTGAAGCAACGCTCCGCGATGAAGTCAGTCCACCACCAATGCTTGTTCTTAAGAGAACAGGTATTCGCATTTTCCCTGATGGTCGTCGAGTTGCCATGTATGTTAATGACAAAATGGGATTAACATTCACAATTCCATACCGTCCAACAGGCACAAAAACAGATGATGCTACTGTTCCTGGATCAGTATCAGAAGAAATTATGGAAAGTTTAGATCAAGTTGCTGCATTTGCGCAACAAGATAATGTAACATCAAACGCAAAGCATATGAAGTTTGCTGATGGTTCTAAACTTAAAGTCAGTCATGGTGCAGCAAAAGCCATTCATATGGTTCATGGCGCATTGAATGACGAGAACAAAAAGAAATTTGCTGATATGCTCACAACTCCAAAGGGATTTGAGAAAGCTGCTCATTTTGCATTGAGCAAAGTAAAATTCTCTATTGGTGACAAATGAGTTTAGTATCAGAAATTGTAAGAG